CTTGTAGAAGATGACAGAGACGAAGCCCAAGATAACGAGTAAAGAACTTGCGGAGTTAGAGGCACTTTACAGTGTAGCAGACCCCACAGAAAAAGTTAAACTACAAAGACTCTTGAAAGCTTATAAGAGTAAGATGGTTGAGAAGTCAGGTAAAGAAAATTTTCTAGACTTTATACAACATGTGTATCCGGGCTATATCATAGGAGAGCATCATAGGAAACTTGCGAACATATTTGAGGACATTGCTGCAGGCAAAAAGAAACGAGTTATTGTTAACATTGCTCCGCGACACGGGAAGTCAGAACTTATCTCTTACCTTGCTCCTGCTTGGTTCTTGGGAAAGTACCCACATAAGAAAGTTATTATGGCGTCGCATACGGCCGACCTTGCTGTTAATTTTGGTCGTCGGGTTAGAAACTTGGTTGGTAGTGACGCTTATAAAGACATATTCCCTAAGGTAGAACTGCAGGCTGACTCGAAGAGCGCATCAAGATGGGGAACAAACTATAATGGAGAATATTTTGCAATTGGTGTTGGTGGTGCCCTCGCTGGTCGCGGGGCTGATCTTTTTATCATTGATGATCCGCACTCTGAGCAAGATGCAAAACTTGGAAGGCCTGATGTCTTTAAGCCTGCTTGGGAGTGGTTTCAGTCTGGCCCTCTTCAACGTCTTATGCCTGGTGGTTCGATCATCGTAGTGATGACAAGGTGGAGTAAACTTGATTTAACTGGTGAGATTGTGAACCAGATGATTAAGAATGAGGATGTAGATCCATGGGAAGTTGTTGAGTTTCCTGCTATTATAGAGAATAAACAAGGTGAGATGGATAGCCTCTGGCCACAGTTCTGGCCACTTGAAGAGCTCATGGCTAAGAAAGCCGCGCTTGATATTCGGTATTGGAATTCGCAGTACATGCAGAATCCTGTATCAGAAGAAGGTGCGCTGATTAAAAGAGAGTGGTGGAAGATATGGGAAAGTGAAACGCCACCTCCATGTGAGTTTACGATAATGACGTTAGACGCGGCTCAAGAAGCTAATAACCGTGCTGACTTTAATGCGCTTACTACATGGGGAGTCTTTTTTAACGAAGAAGTCAATAATTATAATATAATACTGTTAAATGCAATTAAGAAACGATTAGAGTTTCCTGAGCTCAAAGAACTTTGTATAGAAGAGTATAAAGACTGGGAACCTGATTCATTCATAGTTGAAAAGAAATCTAACGGTGCTGCACTCTACCAAGAGTTTAGACGGATGGGTATTCCTGTCGCTGAGTATACTCCGGGTAAAGGACAAGATAAGATCAGTCGTGTAAATGCAGTATCAGATCTATTTAGAAGTGGTATAGTGTGGGCTCCAGACCATAGATGGGCGCACGAGGTAATCGAGGAGTGTAATGATTTTCCAAGTGGAGCAAACGACGACTTAGTTGACGCAACAACATTGGCATTAATGAGATTTAGACAAGGCGGCTTTGTAAGATTACCAAGCGATGAAGCTGAAGATATTGTAGGGTTCAAAAGTTCTAGGAATAGATTGTATGCAATATGAGTAAAATAGTAACACCGTGCAAACAGATATGTGAACTAGATGACGAAAAACAAATACCTGGCAAAGAACAAGACGATGAGTTCAATGATAACTTAGCAGAAGATATGGACGAAGGTCAGTTGACTCAATTGTCAGGTGATTTAGTTGGTGAGTATGATGCCGATATTAATTCGAGAAAAGATTGGTTAACAACTTATGTAGATGGCTTAGAGTTACTAGGTCTAAAAGTTGAAGACAGAACAGAACCGTGGCCTGGGGCATGCAATGTGTACCACCCCTTGATGACAGAAGCGCTGGTTAAATTCCAAGCTGAAACTATGATGGAGACATTCCCAGCAGCAGGCCCAGTTAAAACAGTAATTGTCGGTAAGCAAACAAAAGAAAAAGAAGATGCTGCCGAACGCGTAAAAGATGATATGAATTATCAACTTACGGACATGATGCCTGAGTATAGACCTGAACACGAAAGAATGTTATGGGGATTAGGTTTATCTGGTAATGCATTTAAAAAAGTTTATTACGATCCTAATCTTGAACGTCAAGTATCAATGTATGTTCCTGCTGAAGATATTGTAGTTCCATATGGTGCTTCTAATTTAGAAACAGCAGAACGTGTGACACATGTCATGCGTAAAACAAAAAATGAATTACATAGATTACAAGTTGCAGGATTTTATCGCGATGTAGATTTAGGTGAACCATTCTTAGATATTGATGAAGCTGAGAAAAAGATTGCAGAGAAGTTAGGATTTAATCCTACAGAGGATGACAGATATAAGATCCTTGAAATGCATGTTAATTTAGATTTAGAAAATGGTGATAGCGAAGATGGTATTGCGTTACCATATGTAGTTACAATTGAAAAAGGCACAGGCACTATTTTAGCAATACGTCGTAACTGGAATCCAGATGACAAATTAAAAGCTAAGCGTCAACACTTCGTTCACTACGGTTACATACCAGGCTTTGGTTTCTATTGCTTCGGTTTAATTCATTTGATAGGTGCTTTCGCCAAGTCAGGTACTATGATCTTACGTCAACTTGTTGACGCAGGTACTCTATCAAACTTACCAGGTGGACTTAAATCACGTGGTCTACGAATTAAAGGTGATGATACTCCGATTGCACCAGGTGAATGGCGTGACGTAGATGTACCAAGTGGTGCAGTGCGCGACAATATTTTACCACTCCCATACAAAGAACCTTCACAAGTTCTTAATCAATTAATGAATCAAATCATTGAAGAAGGTAGACGTTTTGCATCAGCAGCTGATATGAAAGTATCTGATATGTCTGCTAATTCTCCAGTGGGTACTACATTAGCGATCCTCGAACGTACATTAAAAGTAATGAGTGCTGTACAAGCTCGTATTTACTATGCAATGAAACAAGAGTTCAAATTACTTAAAGGTATTATTCGTGACTACACACCAACAGAGTATTCATATGAACCTGAAATTGGTGATCGTAGAGCTAAACAATCTGACTATGATAATGTAGATGTTATCCCAGTATCAGATCCTAATGCTGCAACGATGTCACAAAAAGTGGTTCAGTATCAAGCTGTTATGCAGATGGCTCAAGCTAATCCACAGATCTATGATCAGGTAGAACTTAACAAACAAATGTTAGAAGTACTCGGTATTAAAAATATTGGCAAGTTAATCCCTAGTGCTGATGATCAAAAACCGAGAGACCCTGTGTCAGAAAATATGAATATTATTAATGGTAAACCAGTTAAAGCATTTATTTACCAAGATCATGAAGCTCATATTAGAGTGCACATGGCAGCGATGCAAGATCCAAAGATATTACAACTTGTAGGACAAAATCCACAAGCTAATGCAATTCAAGCTGCAGCTATGGCACATATTAATGAACACGTAGCGTTTGAATATAGAAAACAACTTGAAGAACAATTAGGTGTTCCATTACCTAAACCTGATGAAACATTACCAGAAGATGTTGAGTTTGAATTGTCTAAAGTAATGGCTGAGGCTGCACAAAAACTAGCGGCTAAATCTGCTGCTGAAGCACAACAAGAACAAGCGCAACAGCAAGCTCAAGATCCAATTATTCAAATGCAACAACAAGAGTTACAACTTAAAGCACAAGACTTACAAATTAGAGCGCAAAAAACACAAGCAGATATTCAAGCTGAACAGACTAGATTAGAACTTGATAAGATGCGCATTGAATCACAAGAACGTATTGCAGGAGCTAAACTAGGTGCTGATACTGTAATGGCTAATAAAGAGTTAGAAGCTAAAGAAATACTTGAAGGTGCTAAGCTAGGTATCAGTGTAGTAGGCCAAAAAGAAGAACGTGCGATTAGAGAAAAACAAATGGACTTACAAAGGAATCAACAAACACCACAGGAGTAGTAAATCATGGACCAAACGCTAGAGCTATTATTGTCTCGAATAGATGATCAGCGCAAAACAGTTTTAATAAATTTAGGAGACGGAGCAGCAAAAGATTTTGCTTCGTACCAAAATATGACCGGATATATACGAGGTCTATCCGTTGCAGAAAGTATTATTAAAGACCTTGCACAAAGAATGGAGACATTTGAAGATGAGTGACATACTCACAATGAATAAGAATTTGGTAGATGCAAATGGTCGACCAATTGTTATTCCAACGCTAGACGCAGTAGAAGCAGAAGATATACCGATTGAAGAACGTGGTTTACAGTTACCTGAACCTAAAGGATACAAGATACTTTGTGCAATTCCTGACGCTTCAGAAACATATAAAGGCGGTATTGTAAAAGCAGATTCAACTAGAACTATAGAAGAACATTCAACTGTAGTTTTATTTGTAGTTCGAATGGGCGATCTATGTTACAAAGACGAGTCAAGATTTCCGACGGGTCCATGGTGTAAAGAAGGTGATTTTGTTTTGACACGTGCATACGCAGGTACTCGATTTAAAATCCACGGAAGAGAATTTAGATTGATAAATGATGATACTGTAGAAGGTGTTGTCGAAGACCCTAGAGGATATACAAGAGCATAATGGCGCAGTCTAAAGAGCAACGAAATATTTATCTAGCTGAATGGCGTAATAAAAATCGCGACAAAACTCGAGCTGCCCAAAAAAAGTATTATGAGGCTAATAAAGAGCTTTGTTTAGATAAAATAAAAAAATGCCAAAAAGCTAAAAAAGATAAATATAATAAATTTATTTATGAGTGGCGAAAAGCTAATCCAGATAAAGTGGCTGCTATAAGAAAGCGACATTATGAAAAAAATTCTGCCAGAGATATAGCTAGAGTAAGGCGACGTCAAGGCACAATAAAGCACTGTGAAATATTTATGAATGCTGGAGAACTAGCAGAGATACAAGGATTGTATGACTTTTGTCGAATTTTTAAAGGATTTGAGGTAGATCACATAATTCCTTTGAACGGCAAATTAGTTTCAGGTCTACATGTTTTGTCAAATTTGCAAGTTATGCCTATTCACGAAAATCGCAGCAAACAAAACAAATACGTTATTGAATAAATAACGCAAACAAGGAGAAATAAATGGCTGACGTAAAAGATGGTGATATTGTATTTGAATATCCAGATGATGACGAAATACCAGGTAGTAAATTACCTGATGAAAAAGAAGTTGATTTAAGTCCAAAAGAAGCTCAACCTAAAGAAGTTAAGGTAGAAGCTAAGGTTAACGATAATGATATTGACCTTGAAATAGAGGACGATACACCTCCACAAGATAAAGGTCGTGAACCTTTACCAAAAGATGTGGTGGAAGAATTAGAAAAAGATACGCTTGATGATTACTCAGAACGAGTTAAACAACGTATGGCGCAGCTTAAAAAAGTTTGGCATGACGAAAGACGTGCTAAAGAAGCTGCAGATCGTGAAAGACAAGAAGCGATTAAATTTGCCCAACAGATTGCCGAAGAGAACAAGAAGTTAAAAACAACTTTAAGTTCTGGCGAAGCAACTTATATTGAGACGCTCAAAGTAGGTTTAGAGAATCAGCTTAATTTAGCTAAACGTGATTATCGTGAAGCATATGATTCAGGTAATACCGAGCAAATCATTGAAGCTCAACAAAAAATGAATGATGCTCAAATGCGTTTGTCTCAAGCCCAGAACTACAGGCCTCAATACGAAAAGACTTTACAGGAAGCTGAAAATCCTGTATATATACCACAAAATGAACAACCTTCATTTAAACCAGATGATAAAGCTTTAAAATGGCAAGAAAAAAATGATTGGTTTGGTTCTGATGAAGAAATGACAAGCCTTGCATTAGGCTTACATGAGAAATTAGTTAGAAGTGGGATTAGTCCTACATCTGATGAATATTACCGTCGTATAGATAGTACGATGCAAAAACGATTCCCAGAATACTTTGGGGATGCAACGCTAGACGAGGAAACACCCGCCCAGCGCACAAAACCTTCGACTGTAGTTGCTCCGGCAACGCGTAGCACCGCGCCTAAAAAAGTGCGTCTGACGAAGACACAAGTAGCGTTAGCCAAGAAATTTGGTCTAACACCGGAACAATATGCAAGAGAAACTTTAAAATTGGAGAACGCAAATGGATAATAGACAAGATCGTGAATTACAATCAAGAGACGAATTTCAAAGACCTGATAGCTGGCAACCTGCATCATTACTACCTGAATTTAAGAAGGTACCTGGTTGGGCTTATCGATGGATTCGTACAAGTGTCATGAACGAGGCTGATAATCTAAATGTTTCTGCCAAAATGCGTGAAGGATGGGAACCCGTTAAATTAGCGGACCACCCTGAAATGAAACTAATGGTCGACCAAAACTCTCGCTTTAAAGAAGGCGTTGAAATTGGAGGACTATTACTATGCAAGATCCCTCAAGAGTTTGTTGATCAACGTAAGGCTCACTATGCTAAACAAGCACAGCAACAAGCCGATGCAGTAGACAACAGCTTTATGAAACAAAGTGATGCGCGTATGCCTCTTTTCTCAGAGAAGAAGTCTACAACATCCTTTGGTAAAGGTAACTAATATAAACTTATAAGGAGAATAAAATGGCATATCCATCCATTGACAAGCCTTACGGTTTTCAACCAGTTAATCGTTATGACGGTATTCCGTACGCCGGGGCAACTTTACAGATCCCAATCGGTGCTTCGTACAATACTCCAATCTATAACGGTTCTTCAGTTAAAATCGTACAGAACGGCACAATTGAATTATCAGGCGCTACAACCACAGGCACTATTATCGGTGTTGCAACTGGTTTTCAATACACAAACTCAGCAGGTCAAACAGTTCAAGCTCAATACTACCCAGGTACTAGCGTTACTAACGCTATTGCTTACGTAGTTGTTGATGCATCAGCTGAATTCAAAGTAACACTAACAGTTTCAGGCGCTCCTACAGTAGTAGTTGGTGCTAACGCAACTATTGTTGGTACAAACTTAGCTGAAATTCAAAACGGTACTGGCTCAGCAACAACAGGTAATGCACAATCATCATGCGTTATTCCTGCTAACGGCGCTGGTTCAGCAACAACATTACCATGGAGAGTAGTTGCAGTAGTTCCAGATACAGCTTATTTATCAGGTTCTACAGTGCTTTATCCAGAAGTACTTGTAAAAATTAACAACCCACAGTTAACTGCCCTTACTGGCGTTAATTACGTAGCTTAACTAAGGAGAATAAAACATGGCTATTTCACGTGCACAGCTCCTAAAAGAGCTATTACCAGGTCTTAACGCACTATTCGGTTTAGAGTACAAGCGTTATGGCGAAGAACACAAAGAAGTTTACGAAACAGAAACTTCAGAACGTTCATTCGAAGAAGAAACAAAACTTTCAGGTTTCTCAGCAGCACCAGTCAAAAACGAAGGCACAGCTATCGCTTATGACAATGCTCAAGAAGCTTGGACAGCTCGATACAATCATCAAACTATCGCTCTTGGCTTCAGCTTAACTGAAGAAGCTGTAGAAGATAACTTGTATGACACATTATCAGCACGTTACACAAAAGCTTTAGCTCGCGCTATGGCATACACAAAACAAGTTAAAGCAGCTGCAGTATTAAACAATGGCTTCAACACTTCTGGTGCTTACAACGGCGGTGATGGTGTTTCATTATTTAACACAGCTCATCCACTTGTTTCAGGCGGTACAAACAGCAACACTCAATCAACTCCAACAGACTTGAACGAAACAGCACTTGAAAATGCAGTTATTCAAATCGCAGCTTGGACAGATGAGCGTGGCCTTTTAATCGCTGCTCAACCACGTAAGTTAGTAGTTCCACCAGGTAATCAATTCGTTGCAACTCGCTTGCTCGAAACTGAACTTCGTGTTTCTACAGCTGACAACGACATCAACGCTATTAAGAATAATGGTTCAATCCCAGAAGGTTACACAATTAACCACTTCTTAACAGATCCAGATGCGTACTTCTTAACAACTGATGTACCTAACGGCATGAAACACTTTGTGCGTACTCCGTTATCAACATCTATGGATGGCGACTTTGATACTGGTAACGTTCGTTACAAGGCTCGTGAGCGTTATTCATTCGGTTGGTCAGATCCTCTCGGTATGTGGGGTTCACCAGGCGCTGCTTAATAGCACACTTGGAAATGTACTAGGATTAACCCTGCTTCGGCGGGGTTTTTCTTTGCCTGTTTATCATGATTTTCTCTATTTCACAGGGAAATTTTAAGAGTAATATGTAGTCATACACACGGTGTGTATAACTTTTTGAAAAGGAAAATATTATGTGGACAACTCCAGCAGCTACAGAAATGCGTTTTGGCTTTGAAATAACTATGTACGTAATGAACAAGTAATGGTTATCGTAACAGATTGCTATTAAGTTAGTGATAGATTAGGGGCTTCGGCCCCTTTTTTATGTTATACTGCTTTGAACTTAGGAGGTAGTATGCCAATCAAAGACGAAGCAGCACGTAAAGCCTATCACAAAGAATACCATGCAAAGTGGTATGAAAAAAACAAAGAAAAACGAAACGCTCAAATTTCTGAGTACGAAAAAACTAAACCTAAAGAATGGCGAAAAGCTATAAGTAGAAAATGCAACTTAAAGCTTAGATATAATTTAACCCCCCAAGAATACGAGACGAAATTAGCGAGCCAAGATTATAAATGTGCCTTATGTGGTAAAGACGCAAATGACAATATAAGACGGGGTAAAGTAGAACCCTTATGTGTAGATCATTGCCACACTACTAATAAATTAAGAGATTTGTTATGTTTTCATTGTAATTCTTTTTTAGGGCACGCTAAAGATAATCCAGAAGTTTTAGCAAAAGCTGCTCAATATCTCATAGATCATCAGAATAAATAGTGCTATAATGCTTGCAAATAGTGCCAATTCAGGTATTATTTGGGAATCCGGGTTACCCGGCTTATCAGACTGTCCCGGCAGACGCATACAAGACGGATAAGCTTAACTTTGTATGAAGGAAAATATATTATGGCAATAACCACATTTAGCGGCCCAGTCCGATCACTCGCCGGTTTTATCACAGGTACAGACGTTAATTCAACAGTTACAGCAGCAACATTAGCAGTGACTTCAGATTCTAATGGTCAAACAATTAATCTATCACGTGCAGCTGGTATTACAGTAACACTTCCAGCAGCTACAGGTTCAAAAGCTGTTTACACATTTATTGTTGCAACAGCAGTTACATCTAATAGCAATGTTATTCAAGTAGCTAATTCAACAGATACTATGAACGGTTTAGCTTCAGTAGGTGGAACTACAGCTGCTATATTTGGTACATTACCAGCTTCTGACACACTCACTATGAATGGATCAACAACAGGCGGTTTAGTTGGTTCTTACGTTCAAGTAACTGATATTGCAGCAGGTGAATACTTAGTAAATGCAGCTTTAGTAGGTTCTGGTACTCCAGCAACTCCATTTAGCGCAGCTGTATAATTAATCATGGGGGCGCTTAGCCCCCTTACTAAAATAAAGGAGATTAATTATGGCAATGCAATATGATGTACAAAGTGCTCATGCAAACGTTAGCTCTCAGATGGTCGTAGGACGCACAAGAGTTAAAGGTATTGTATTAGGTGGTGCTGCAGGAGTAGATAATGCAGATACTGTTCCATACAATATTGTTGTTCCAGGTGAAGGAATGATAGCTGATAACGGCGTTTATGCTCAATTAGTTAGTGTTCCAAGCGTAGAAATATTCTATGGCTAATAAGAAAAAAGGCGTATCATTAGCAGTCGGACGTGGTGAGAAGCTCCCTGTGTCTAAAGGCGCAGGTCTTACCGCTAAAGGGCGTGCTAAATATAATGCAGCTACAGGTTCAAATCTAAAGGCGCCTCAACCACAAGGTGGTGCTCGTAAGAGATCATTTTGTGCAAGGATGTCTGGTATGCCTGGTCCTATGAAAGATGAAAAAGGTAGACCTACTCGTAAGGCTGCTTCGTTAAAAAGGTGGAATTGCAAATGACGAAATATTTTGAACATATAGATGATCATACTAAACATTTAATAGATGGGGTTTCAGTGGCAACAGTTATGGGTACATTAATGAGTTGGTTACCGGCAATTG